AACGCAAGCTGAAATTAAATCAGATGCTGCAGCTTACGTTAAAGCAAAGTCGGGTTTTTATTTTTATTTTTTAGAATATGGATTTGGCCCTAAAGGTTCTAAGAAAAAGAAAACTGGGTTGGGTTTATTACCAGAAGCGGCTACATTAGGAGGACCTTCTACTTTAGCAAGATTAGAAAAGGATGTTTTTGACATGCTTAATAAAAAGAGTATGAAATTATTTGGAAAGCCTTTAAAATGAGTATAGGACAAAATATGTTACCGACGCAGTTTGTTTATGCTAAACTTTTAACAGGGTTTAGCGCTGGCCCTATTATGCCAGAGGAGAATATAACAAGCGAGCAAATAACACCAACGAGCAATGGTGCGTATTGTACTTACACTTTTAGAAATAATACGCCTACACCTACTAAGTCAGGAGTAAGCCAATTAGATTCGGTTACATTGATAGTAAATATATTTGTAGATGTAAATACAGAGTACAATAGATTGAAAACCTATATAGGAAGTGTAAGAGATGCTCTTGATGGTTATAGAGAATCGGACCCATTAGCACAAACAGACAGTGTGCAATCTGTTTCATTTGAAAATGTTGAAACTGGATATGATGACGATTTTGAACCAGAAGGACTTTACTATGCTCAAATGACGTTTAACATTAGAATAGCAAAACAATGATAGTAATATTTTTAAAAGATACTAAGTTAGGTAAGAATGTAATTGCAAAAGCAGGTTCTCGCCAAAGACTTAAAAACGAATTAGCGAAAAAGTTATGGTTGAAAGACTCTATTGAGATAATAGGAAAACATGACTTCGTTAAGCCCTTGAAAAAGGAAGACAAAAAAGAGGATTAATTAATTAATAATAAATAAATAAAAAATGGCAACAACTGGAATTGTAAACGGTACTGACTTATTTGTCGGAATCGATTCAACAGCTGGAGGTGGCGGAACAACTTTCGTAGCTTTAACGCATGCGACTTCAGCAAACATTACTTTTAACATGGAAACTAGAGAGGCTACTACAAAAGACTCAGCTGGTTATACAGAAGTGTTAGAAGGACTTAGAAGTGTTACTATTGACACAGAAGCAATGACTGCATTAGATGCAACATTTGGATATGAAGAACTATTTGCTTTATGGGAAGATAGAACATTATTCAATTTAGAATTTGGTACTGCAGCAACAGGAGATACTGTTTATCAAGTTAAAGGATATTTGACTTCATTAGCAGTAAGTTCTGGCGTAGAAGACTCATCAACGTTCTCAGCATCGTTTGAGTGTACTGGTCAAGTTACTACAGCAGTAAACTAATAATATTACTTGTGGTAGGACGGGCTGAGCTTGAAGGCAATATGCCCTTCCTCCCACTTTTTAACAACACAATAACAAATGGAAATTTTAGAAATCAACAATACTTTATACCCTATTCGTTTTGGTATGAATGCTTTAAGAATGTTCTGCAAAGAGCAAAAAATACCTTTAACAGGTTTAGCAGATTTAGCAAATGATATTAGTCTCGACGAGGCTTGCATGTTAATTCTTTGCGGTTTAAGAGATGGAGCAAGAAAACAAGGTCAAATTTGCAATTTAACAATAGATGATATTGCAGACGCTTTAGATAATGATATGGATTTAATAACTAAAGCAATGACACTTTTTGCAGACAGTTTTAATACTAAAGATAAGGGAAACGAGAACGAGGAAACGAAGAGCCTCAAGAAGAAATAGACTTCGAGGATTTAGAAGAGACAGCGTACGGAAGGCTAGGTTTAATGCCAGATGAGTTTTGGAGTTTAACAATGAGAGAGTTTCGTTTAATGCAATCGGGACACATGAAAATGGAAGCAGATAAAAGAATACACGAGTGGAATATAGCGAGAACACTAGGCGTATTTACTCTCTCACCTCACATGAAAAAAGGCAAAAAACTAAAGCCAAAAGACCTTATTTCTTTACCTATCGATGATAAACAAATTAAAACAGATAGTGTAGAAGAAAGAAGAAAAAAAGCCGCTTTAGCTTTAAAAAAGCGAGAGTATTTAAAAAGCAAAAAAAAAATAGATGGCTAAAAAAAGTATAAATTTATTCCTTGGGCTCAACGATAAGGACTTCCAAAAGAAGATGAAAGGAGTTCAAAAACGCTTGAACAAAGTGGGCTCAAGTATGAAAAGCACGGGCCGAAGTTTGACTACTAGTTTAACCGCTCCATTGTTAGGAATAGGTGCTATTGCTGGTAAAACATTTATGGACTTTGAACAGGCGATGCTTAAAGTAAAAGCTATCTCTGGAGCCACTGGACAAGAGTTTGCAGCATTAGAAGCTAATGCAAAAAAATTAGGTAGCTCAACAATGTTTACCGCTTCACAAGTTGCAGGTTTACAATTAGAATTATCCAAATTAGGTTTAACCCCTACGCAAATAAATAACTCGACTGAGAGTATACTAAATTTAGCTCAAGCGACAGATTCAGATTTATCTCAATCAGCAGAGGTAGCGGCTAAAACAATGCAAGCATTCGGCTTAGAAGCTACTGAAATGACTAGGATTGCAGATGTAATGGCTGACGCATTTAGTTCATCGGCTTTAGACATGGGTAAGTTCGAGACCGCAATGGGAACTGTTGCACCAGTTGCAAGAGGAGCTGGAGCAGATTTAGAACAGACAACGGCAATATTAGGTGTCTTAGTAAATAATGGTGTTGAAGCATCTACTGCAGGTACAGCATTGAGAAATATTTTCCTTGATTTATCTAAAGAAGGTAAAACAATGGGCGAAGCAATGGACGAAATAAATAACTCGACCAATCCGCTTACTACCGCTATGGAAATGTTTGGAAAAAGAGGTGCTACTGTTGCAACTATTCTAGCTAATAATGGCCAAGAAATTCAAAACCTAACTGATGACTTTAGAGAATCAGAAGGTGAAGCTCTTGCAATGGCGAAAATAATGGATTCTGGTTTAGGAGGGTCAATGCGAAAGCTGACAAGTCAAATTGAAGGCGTTGCAATACAGCTTGGAGAAATTTTACTTCCTATATTTTCAAAATTAGTTGGCTTTATATCTGGAGCTATTGAATCATTTACAAGTTTAGATTCTAAGACAAAAAATATCATTGTAACATTAGGAATATTAGCGGCATCTATTGGTCCTATTATATCACTCGTTGGATTTTTAACTACTGCATTTGCTCTTTTAAGTGGTCCTGTAGGAGTTGCGATAGGAGTAATTGCAGCGCTAGGAACTGCTTTAATATATGCGTCTGATAATTGGGAAGCTATAAAAGAAAGATTCTCAGACATTAGTTGGTGGAAAAATGCAATGATTTCTATATTACAATTCTTTGTAAAATATAATCCATTTAGTGCGCTTATAGAAGGTTATAACGCTATCGTAGGTGTTTTTGGCGGTGATGAATTAAAAGCTGATAATCTATTTATGGATTTAGCTGATTCTTTAGAAGATTTAAAAGTTGAAACCAAAGAATACGAAAACGAGTTTGGAAGTTTTGGTGATGCAATTTCAAACACTGTTGATAAGGTAAAAGGTAAACTAGGTGAATTATCTGGCAAAATGGGCCTAGGAGGTGGAGTGGCGACAACTACAACAACTCCAACTGCAGCTCCAGTTCAAGGACAGATGGGGCCAATGCCAATGCCAGAAGGAATGTTTGATTCTTTAGGAGAAGAACAAAAAGGATTTTTTGATAAGTCTGAAGAAGAATGGACTGAATGGGCAAATAATGGAGAGAAAAATTTACAAAGGTTTCAAGATACATTCGGAGCAACATTCAATCAAATAGGAGCTATCTTAACACAACATACTGCAAACCAAAAAGAAACTCTACAACAAGAGACAAATGCTCAATTAGAAGAATTAGACTCACAACATAAACAGAATATAGAAGCAATTGAAAATTCTGTAATGAGTGAAGAGGCAAAAAATAGCGCTTTAGAAAAAGCTGAAAAAGACTATCAAGATAAGAAAACAGGAATTGAAGAAAAGGCAGCAAAAGAACAAGCTAAACTAGCAAGAAGACAAGCGAAAATTGATAAAGCTCAATCTGCATTAGGTATTATAGTAAACACTGCAAGCGCGGTAATGAAATCCGTAGCAGCATCTCCTTTAACTGGTGGTCTACCTTGGAGTGCAGCTGCAGCAGCTTTAGGAGCGGTGCAATTAGGAACTGTTTTAGCTGCTCCACTTCCTGCGTTAGCAAAAGGAGGTCTAGCATACGGTGAAACAACTGCAATCGTTGGTGATAACCCAAGAGCAAAAGTTGACCCTGAGGTTATTGCGCCGTTAAGTAAATTACAAAATATGATGGGTGGGGCTAGAGAAGTAATTGTAACTGGAAAAATTATGGGCGAAGACATTTACTTGTCAAATGAAAGATATATGAAACGACTAAACTCATTTAGCTAATGGCTTGGTATATACAAAGATACGGTTGTTTTAAAGACGACAATGAAAATTTTTACCAAGTAGAAATTTATAGCGAAACAGTTAATGTCGTATCCGCTCAAGATGAATTCACTCTTGGCTCTGACGGATTTACATTAAGCTATAAAGGGCAAGGCGCTGATATTGATGACCCTATAAAGTCAAGCGAATGTTCATTTACTTTTTATAGTAAAGAACCAGCAGACGATGCTTTCTTTTTAGATGTTATGAATGCCGAAGTTGGTAAATACTTAGTGAGAATCACATTAAACACAGCACCACAACAAGACTTTCAACAGTTAAATCCTAGATTTACATATTGGACTGGTATTTTAGTTTTACAAGAAACTACTTTACAAGATGACCATTATCCTCAAGCATTTAGAATGCGGGCAATTGATGGATTAAGTTTATTGAAAAGCTTTAAAGTTAGTGAGTTGACTGAGCTTAGAGATTCAGTTACAGGAACAAATGACCCTACTTTTGCCGTTGGTGTTAACGGAGCAATGAGCGGTAGTTGGTATAGTCACAACGCTTTAGTTTTTGCTTGCTTAAGATTATTACCTACTGCAGAAGCTTTTTACGTTAATAATTTTGTAGACGCTCCTTTTGCAATAACATATTTTAATTGGTGGACAGATAGAACTATCTATGAAGATGATATTGCTTATTACAATCCTATGACTGTATGTTTTGCTAGAAGTGACGCGTATTACACTGTAGGAAATTCTGGCGTAAATACTGGTATACAATACATGAGCGCTTACGATGTTTTAAGATATATTTTAGAATTCTACAATGCTAGAATATCAATGTCAGATGGTTCTTGGCAAATTCAACAAATATGTGCAATGGCAGTAACTGCTGCTGCAGGCGACCCAGGACCTACTGTTAAAGCAGCTCGATGGAATGCAAACGCGATTCACTACAATAACAATTCACCTTTTAATGCTGTTTTAAATAAAGGTAGTTTAGAAGTAGGATACATGTGTCAAAGAGCGGAAGCTAACTTTACATTTAGCCCTGCAACTCGTGATGTTACACTAGAAGTAAAAGACGGTCCAAATTTAATTTTTGGAGATGGTGAAGAATTCGGTTCTGCAGAATATGACTATGCTTTACTTGGAGAAATTCCTCTTGGTACTAATATACAACCAACTTTACAACAATATACAAATACATTCGTAGGTGGAAGCGCTGGTGATTTAATTACTTTTACAATGCAATTCGGTGTTAGATTTAGCACTCCAGCTCAACCTGCTGGTGGTTGGATAACTAACTACACTCCTACAAGTGCATATTTAGCTCAGTTCAAAGTTTTTGTTAGGCAAGATAATTTTTGGCTTTTATATAATATTCAAGAAGATAGATTTGAATGGACAGATACTCAAGTTGATGTATATGCGGCTGCTGGATTAGGGTTTTACGCGCCATTACAATTAGGCATGAATGAGGTTTATAGCTTTAATTTAGGAGGTATAAATACTGACCAGATGGACGAATTACCTTCTGATGGAGCTATAAGATACCACGTTGCTTTTAGAGTTCTTGAAATTGACCCAATAAACCAAGTACAACAAGATGTAACAGCTGGTGGTTGGGGAGCTAACCAAGGAGCTGTTGCTGTAAGTCAAACTCTTGACACTGATGGTAATTATGGTCTTGCAGAAAATTTTGTTACTGTAGGTCTAACGTTATTTTTAAATGGCGCAAACTACGACCAGAACCTTTACTTTTTTGAAGAAGGTATAGGAGCTGCTACTATAAGCGGAGCATCTGTTGAAAAAGAAAGTATGTTTTTTGATGGACCTGCAATATTTAGAAAGAACAACATTTTCTATTTAAACCAACAAGGCTTTTTAGGTTTATTCCAATGGGGATTAACTGGCTCTTGGTATTATAGAAATAATCAAGCAGGAGCTCGTTTACTTGCACAAGTTTTAAAAGGCGATGAATATTTACGATTGACTAATAGTCAAAAGATTGTTTTGACAGGTAAGATTTTAAGGTATGACGTACCTAAGCCATCTCCTGACCCTTTATATTTTCATGAGATTTTTAGAGAACCTATCACAGGATTTGGAGACCAGTATTTTATTTTTAATGGTGGAAAGTTTACAGCTCGTTCTAATGAATGGAATGGAGAATGGCGAAGCTTATCAATGAGCTTTGCTAATACAGGAGGAAAAATTAAAGGTAATAAAATTAAAGACCACGTTGTTAATTCAATTCTTATAGGTAATTTACAAATTGCACAACAAGATAATAACAACCATAAAATTTTATAATGGGACTAGCTGATAAATATATAGGCTTAATGCAAAAAATTCAATTAGAACGTTTTCAAAACGTCTATGGAACTTTAAGCCAACCATTAACTCAAGGAGCTTCTATTAGTAGAGTATTTACAAATGCTTATACTGGAGTAACATTGCCAGCTGGAGCTGAAATATTATTAGCGTTGCCTTATTCTTTAAATTATCTAACTTTAAGAACCTCAACGCCAACTATTACTGGAGCAAGCGCAATAGACGTTGAGACTATAATAGTCAATGAAAATTATCCCGCTGGCTCATCGTTAATTGTAGATAATAATACAGTTGTAAAAAATAAATTTAAAAGATATATGACTGTTCACCACAATGGTCATTTCCTTGTTCATGGGAATACTGGCACTACTGACTATTTAGCAAGCAATGGTAGTTATGATTTTGACTCAAGAACAACCTATGTAGATGGTCAACCTGAAGAAAATAGATTTGGAGGAATTTATGGCATTCTAAATAATATTGGCACTGAGTTTAAAATTCATGAAATAACAACAAACCTTATTACTACATTGCCGACGCCTACTGCTTTAACTTTATCATTTTGGAAAAAGAATTTTAATCCTGCAGGAACAAATACGTCTGCTATGAATTTAATATTTCAAGACTCTATTACTTCAAATTCAAATCCTCAACAAGGTCATCAATTAGCTGCGACAAGATTAGAAGTAAATGCAAAGTCACAATTTGATGCTAATGATGTTTTAATTCCTACCATAAGACAAGACAGAACTCAAAGGGGTACATTTGTAACTTACTTTGATACTCAAATAGTACTATCAACTCAATATAATTAAAATGAAAAGTGTCGTAAAAGAAACAGCAGACGTCTTATTGATAAACATGTCTACATTAGCAATAAGCTTTACGCAAATAGAAAATGCTTTAAAACTATCTCTATTAGTTTTATCTATTATTTATACAATTATGAAAATAATGAATACTAAAAAAGATAACAATGGCTAAAGGTATAGTTTTTAAATATCGCGAAAAAACAAAGGTAAAAAGAAAAGGCGTTCATAGTAAAAATAAGTCAAGAACTAAATGTGGAAAACAATACGAAAAGCCTTACAACTCTCAAGGAAGATAATGGAACAGATATTAGAATTAATACAACAATACGGGCTTTCTATGGTTTTATTAGTTGGCGCGCTTTATACTCTTTATCAATTTACTTTTTTTAGCATTAAAGAAGTAAAGAAAGGATTTGAAAAAAGACATGAAGTGCTTCACGAGCAAATGAATGACGTAAAAGAAAAGCTCAATATTATTTTAGAATTTATTAAAAGTAAAAAATAATGGCTAAAGGAGA